ATCTGGAAATAGATGTCTTCATACTCAGTAGTAGCGTCGGCAGCAGGTGTATCTTGTACACCACCGTCTTCTGTGTTTGAAAGACGAACACGGAATACGAGGTTTGTGCCAGCTTTGCGTAGAGTATCTAGAGCATAGTGGTTAGTTGGGATGTAGTTAAATGTAAACTCGAGTGAAGGAGCGTCAGCTTGGCCTTGAATCTGTGAAGAGATTGACTGACCGTACTGTGGTACATTTACGATGTTTGATGGTGTGCCGAGGCTTGGGAATTCACGAATTCCTTCAACAGCAACAACAGCAGCTTCAGTAGTAGCAGCAGTAGCGTCAGCAGCTGCAGTAGCTTCGAACTTAGCAGCTAGGTTGCCTGGTGTAGCGCGATCGGCTGTTGAGATTGAACCTGGTACATAATCGATGCGTGTATAGATTGACGCGCCAATGTTATTAATGTGTGCCATAAGATTTGATTCCTTAATTAGCGAAGTAGTTGTAAGTTAGGATATAGTCCACTCGATAAAGACCTTCATTGGCCTCATCGGTGCCGAGAACGGCTAGTGCACTTACACCTGTCTGTATACTACCATTTGTGGTTGTAAATAATTTTGTTTGCAAAGACTCGTCGAGAGCATCAGCGATTTGCATTGAACGAGAGATACCTGTATTACCCTGTGTGTATATCTGAATTACTACTTGTCCGGCTGTACCGAGATTTCGATAGTCAGCACGAATACGAGCAGGTAGAATTTCTAAGCGTAGAAACTCTGTTTCAGATACATTACCTTGGAAGTTACCTGGTAAAACCTTTATTGAACCCGCTGCACTTGCTAGCCATCCGCTTGATGCGAATACACTTTCAATAGCAGTTTGTTGTTCTGAAAATTTTGCCATGTTAACCTCCTACAGCAGTAATTTGTAGGATAAACCCACTGACATCCTCAAAAGAAGATATTGAGTAAGTTTTAGAACCTATGACGATTTCATCATAAAGAGAGAGATCTGTTACATCTTTAGATTTGATGATAACTTCGATTTCTTCTTTAGTGTAATCTTCCGGTTCTCTTTTCGTATTGAGTACGATAGCTTTTATTGTTGTTGACGTCTCAGTACTACTTGAGAATGATTGCGTAGCAAAGTCATAGTCTCCAGTTTCTCTCTCCTTAAATGTTACACTAACGACCAAATCTCCGAGTAGGGTAAACGCATTGTCTACCTGTGATGAGATTAAGTTGTTATATGACATTTAATTAGCCCTATACCATGTGTTAGATCCACCATTGTTAAGGTACTTGGAATACATACTTTTAATACGTAGCGGAAGAACTGTAGGTAACCCTTTAGCTGCTTTAGCTTCTGAGTTAGCGTTTAGTCCTTGTAGCTCAATACTACCGATACGAATGTTATCAGGAGTAGTTGTAGTAGAAGTAGTGAGTCCAATTTCCTCACCAAATACGGTTGGATTTTGAATATAGTAAATAGCTAGTTCGTAAGTCGCCTTGCATACTTCTGCCGGTGCTGAAGTTTCAGAACCAGAGAAGTTAACAAGTCGGCCCAGCCGAGGATCATGTATTGAAGCGATCCTCGGCCAAGCTAATGCTTGAGTTTCTGTAACAGCTCTACCAGCCCAGGAGCTATTATCAATAATAGACGTAGCTGTGATGAGTGCGATTTCTTTTTCTTCGCAGTCTGTATCGAACCAGTCTTGACTAGTGATACGTGTTTCGAAGTAAGCATCCGCCTCTTCTAGACTAACATAGCTGTTAGTGCCTTTTATTGCTGTCATGAGAAACTCCTATATTATTTAAGCGTGGAAGATTGGTAGGATACCTAGGTTTAGAACATCCATTTCACGACGCCAGTTAGCACCTGAAAGATCAGATAGATCGGCGAAGTGGTCATCTGCACCACCCCAGCTGTAACCCATTGCGTGGGCAATGTAGCCCCAGCGATAGAATACGTCTGTTGAACCACCACCGTGGTAAGAACGAGCAGAACGGTCGATCTCAACTGGCATTGGAACAGTTAGAGCAGCCATAGCAACTGAGCCAGGCTTAACTAGGAATGAAGTCTTTGTTGAGGCGTCAGTAACGGCACCGGCTTGACCGTATGCAGTTGGGTTGCCTTGTGAAGCACGTGTCATGATTAGACGGAACTTGCCACCAAAGATTGTTTGGAATTCGATGTTGCCTTCAGAAACAGTTGACTGGTCAACGAGGTTTGAAGAGCGAAGCTGTGAATAGATTTCTGGTGAAGCTACGAGGTACATGAAGTCTGGCTCGTAGTCAGCAAAGCCCATGCCAACAGCTTGGAAAAGACGTTCTGCACGAGCAGCGCCTTCTAGGCCATCAGCGCCACGGTCTTGAACTAGACCACGGTCAGTACCTTCAACGGCACCGAATTCGCCAGCAGCGTTAACGTCAACGAAGAAACCAACAGTTGAACCGAGGGTACCTGTACCAGCAGCGCCTGAAGTTACGATTGAAGAAGCATCGTGCTCTTGAACTGAGTTAGCAGCAGTAGCAGAAACGCTATCGAAACCAGTGATACCACCAGTAACGGCATCAGCAACTGAACCACCACCGTAAGAGGCTTCTGATTTAGCAACACCAACTAGTGTTGAAAGAACAGCTGAGTGCTCGTCGTTAGCTTTGACTTCACCGAAATCAGCAGCGATTTTGGCAAGACCGTCTTTTTGAGCGACGACCTGAGTCATGTTAACTTGTGAGTGGCCATATGTACCAACACGTTTGATGTATGTAGCTAGTGCTGAGTTGAAGCTTGATACGCCACCGTTTTGTGCGTCGTCTAGACGAGCGGTGTTAACAACTGATTCAGTTGGTTTGAACCAACGCATTTGACCAACATAAGTTTCTGTTGAAGTGTCGATCATGCCTGTTGAACCAACGATGCCTGTTGAGCTTAGGCGACGAGCAGCAGTGTACATTTCGTCTGAGTATGCGCTTAGGGCGTTCTGTAGGGCAAAAGTTTGGTTGCCGAATGTGTTAAGTGAAGCAGTCATAAGTTTATTTCCTTAAATTGTGCTTGCCATCTGTTATAGATGGAATTTATAATAAATTGTTATTAAGTTTTAATTTACCAAATACGACCGTCATCTGCTCCATTAAATGCACCAGCATTAATAGATTGCATGAGTTCCTCGTGAGTCATTTCTGATAGAGGCTTGGTCAGTTTTGATGGGTCGCTCTGTAGAGCACTAGTTGGGTTACCAGTGTTTACGCCAGAGCTTTGTTTTGGTTTGAAAAGAAAAGACTTTTCATCGTCCTTACGGTATAAGGAAGCGAACTCCTTAATTGAGATACCAGACTTATGGATCCATGCACCGTTTTCGTCTTGGATTAGATCACCGACGATTTCAGTGTATGCCATTTTAGAAGCAGAATCATTACGGAAGTCTAGACCAGAAATAGCTTCACGAACAGCAGTGTTGCGTGTTAGTTCAGTAATCTGAGCATCACGAGCTTCTAGTTTACCTGCAAGGTCAGCTAGTTTAAGTTCGTATACTTCTTTATGTTTTCCTTCTTCTTCAAGTTTGCCGATTTGGTGTGCTTTCTGCTCTTCTTTAATTTTGGCAGCTTCACGAATAGCTTCATCACGGATTTCATAAGCAGAGTCGAGTTTGCCTTTGATATCCTGAAGTTGTTCGGTGACACGTTGTTCAACAATCTTTGCAATGGTTTCATCCATATTTTCTTTCTTCTCTTCTGAAGACGCCACAGGCGCTTCTGGAGTTGTTTCTACTGTTTCTTCGATGTTTGTGTTTTCTTCTGACATAATGTTTTCCTTTAGGCACAGCCTATTAAGAGTCCTATAGCACAGCTATAAGATTTGGAATAAGTATTACGGACCAATCCCATACCAGTCTTGGCCGTCTTTGATTGGAGAAATAATTTCCTTAGCGGTAACTTCATTCTCCGGATTTATTAAGCCCAGTTCTTTAAAATGGGCAAGGGATTTATTCCACCATTTATCAAAATCCTTAAGATCTTTCCTAATGGAAGAATTAACTTTCTTACGCTGTTTAGCAACGGCAAGGAGGATCTCCTCTACAGTAAGTTCGCCAGTCTTTAATTTCTGGGCATACTTACTCATGTCAATTCCTGTACGGCGTAATATCTCTGCTTCAAGTCCTGAATTCAGAACGGTTGCAGCTCGTAGATCGTCCTTAAGACGAGTATCAAGTATCTTCACTTGTTGTCCAGCTTCTTTACGAAGTTGGGCAGTGCTTAACTTGCTTCCTGTATAGCGCTCGGCAATCTCATCTATGGAGTAGCGTCGGCCTAATTCATTTCTAATCTGTGTGACAGCTTTTGGTGATTGCTCTAATGCCAACTTCAGCTGGTTCTTTCTATTGCGAATCAAGTTGCCACGGAAGTCACGGACTTCTTTAATTGAGTTAACAGCATCCTTCAAATTAGGTTCTCCATCCCTGAAGAATTTGTTAACTATATCAGATCGAGATAAGTTAGTGCCAAGCTTAGAATTAATTGTTTTCACAAGCTCAGGATTTAGCCGAAGCAAGTCATCGAGTTCACCTTCAAAGGCTTTCTCGTTAACTTTTGCAATATCTTGGATTTCATCCAGTTTATTAGCAGCTTGGGCTACACGAAAGTTTTCAAAACTATCTAACAACTCTTTTCTTGTCTGAGGTGAATCAGCCATCTTTTTATTGATGTCTCGTTGGAACTTGCCACGAGAATCAAGAGAAAAGCCCCGTGTTGCTAATGCACGGTTTAGTCGAACAATAAAATCAGGATTCTCAGTAAGCATATCGCTTAGATCCTGTTTAGTAAACTTGTTGTCATCAATTTTAGAAACTGTTGACATCATTAGTTTGCGTTCTTTAGCAGCAGACTTAACCTTTCCTTCGAAAGTGTCATAGTCTTTAATACGTTGTTCCTTTGATAGTCTTATTTGTTTACGACCATCCGCTCTTATTGCTTTTAGAGTGCGAGGGATAGTCTTACCGCCACGAGCATCTGCATAGATTCCTCGTAGGGCAGTTTTTAGTTTTCTAGCATCCACAATATTCGTAAAGAACGCATCGTGAATAGTAGAATGAGGTGTTTTTGTTTTCCTTGCCCAAAGATGAGCTTGGCGAACAATAGCAGCGTCATTCATGTGGTTCCCGTTAACCCCGAGACCAGTTACAGCATCACCAACGGCACCACGGC